GAGGCATGGGACTTGTCCTACTATTGCATCGGCGTGTGCATCTCGCAGTACATCCGCGTCGACAGCATCGACTGGAACAACCCGCCGCGATGGGCATCCGAATGGGACACGAACGACTTTGTGCGGTCGCCCGATGAGGAAAAGCCGTTCGCCAGTGGGGTAAAATCGCGATTCAATTTTGCCGAAATGGCTAACGCCCTAGCATGAGGGGAACCACCATGATTTTTGCCACACCACTTACCGCCGAACAGCGCACGCTGCTGGAAGCGAACCTGAAGGACGCGCGCCAGGCGTACCACTTGCTCGCCACTGGCGGCCAGGCGCGCGTGATCGTCGACCAGAACGGCGAGCGCGTGGAATTCGCCGCCGCGAACAAGGGCACGCTCTACGCCTACATCATGTCGCTCGAATCTCAACTCGCCGTCGTCCCGGCTGCGCTGCGCGTGGCCGGCCCGGCACGCTTCATCTTCTGATAACCATGAAACAGACACGCACGCGCAAATCGGCCGCCGCAAGTGCCGATGTAACCGACGTGCCGGCAACCTCTGTCGTCGTTGTAGCCCCACGCGAGAAGGCGATGGGCGGCGGCATCGAAGGTGCGGCACGCAACAGCCGCGAGATGATGACCTGGACGCCGCCGATCATCTCCCCGGACGCGCAGATCAACCAGGTGAAGGACCTCGCCGACGCGCGCAGCCGCGACGCCGTGCAGAACGACGGTCTGACGACCGGCGCGATCCACACGCACCGCGACAGCATCGTGGGCGCGCAGTACCGCCTGATCGCGACGCCGGACTGGAAGGTGATCGGGGCCGACGAAGCCTGGGCCGAGAAGTGGACCGAATACATCGAGTCGCGCTTCAACCTGCTGGCCGAGTCCACCGACAACTGGTTCGACGCTGGCGGGAACATGACCTTCACCGACATCATCCGCCTCGCCATCGGCGGCTTCGTGATGACCGGCGAGGTGCTGGGAACTGCGGAATGGCTGGACACCCGGCCCGAGCGCCCGTTCTACACCGCGATCCAGATGGTGTCGCCCACCCGCCTGTCGAACCCTGACGGCGCGATGGACACCGCCACCGTGCGGCGCGGCATCGAGCGCGACATGTTCGGCGGCCCGGTCGCCTATCACATCCGCAGCGCGCACCCTGGCGACCTGTACCCGCTCGACGACATCCCGGTCTGGAAGCGCATCGCCGCGCGCAAGCCGTGGGGCCGCCGCCAGGTGCTTCACATCGCCGACCGCCTGCAACCGGACCAGACTCGCGGGATCAGCGACATGGTGTCCGTGCTGAAGCAGATGAAGATGACGAAGAAGTTCAACGACATCACGTTGCAGAACGCGGTCGTGAACGCGACGTACGCGGCGGCCATCGAATCCGAACTGCCGTCCGACGTGGTGTTCGCTGCGATGGGTGCCGGTCAGTCGGGCCTGACGGATGCGCTGGGGCAGTACATGGCCGCGCTGACCGCGTACATGGGCGGTTCCGACAACATCGCCATCGACGGCGTGAAGATGCCGCACCTGTTCCCTGGCACGAAGCTGAACCTGAAGAACGCAGGCACGCCTGGCGGCGTCGGCACGCAGTTCGAGGAATCGCTGCTGCGCCACATCGCCGCGCCGCTGGGCCTGTCGTACGAACAGTTCAGCAAGGACTACACGAAGACGAACTACTCGTCCGCTCGCGCGTCGATGGCCGAGACGTGGAAGTTCATGCAGTCGCGGAAGAAGACCGTGGCCGACAAGCTGGCGACGATGATGTACATGCTGTGGCTCGAAGAGGACGTGAACTACTTCAAGAGCGAGATGCCGATGCCGGCCGGGATGTCCCGCATCGACTTCCAAAAGCTGTTCTACGACCCGATCAAGCGCGAGGCAATTTGCTCGTGCCAGTGGATCGGCGCATCGCGCGGCCAGATCGACGAACTGAAGGAAACGCAGGCTGCGATCATGCGAATCAAGGGCGGCCTGTCAAGCTACCAGGCCGAATCGGCACGCCTCGGCGAAGACTTCCGCCGCACGTTCCGACAGTTGGCGCGCGAGCAGAAGATGATGACGGAATTGGGCCTGTCCTTCAACCAGGATGCGACGAAGCCGGGCGCGAACGACGCGCAGCAGACGATGAGCGACAATAAGCCAACTGACAAAAAGGAGGTATCGACCAATGAGTGACCAGGCCGCGCGCAGCGCACTTTCGCGAATGAACCTGCATGAAGTGTTCATCGCACACCACTACCAGGGACTCGCCGCCGATCTGGCGAAGATGGCGTCGACCGATCCGGCCGCCGCACGCGAGAAGTTCCTGACCGAGACGCGCCATGAATTGTGCGAAGCCTATGGCTTCACGCGGCGCGAGCAATCCAAGCCGTTCGCGTTCGCCGATGGCTTCGCGATCATCCCGGTCCACGGCACGCTCATCAACCGATTCGGTGCGAGCTATGGCTACGTCACCGGCTACAACTTCATTCGCAACCAGCACAACGCCGCGCTGCTGGACGCGGACGTGAAGTACATCGTGCATGACCATAACTCGTACGGCGGCGAGGCGGCCGGCTGCTTTGAACTGGCCGATGAAATCTTCGACTCGCGCGGCGACAAGCCGATCATCGCCGTGGTCGACTCGAACTGCTATTCCGCTTCGATGGCGCTGGCCTCGGCCGCCGACAAAATCTTCGTCACGCCGAGTTCCGGCGTCGGCTCTATCGGCGTGGTCGCAATGCACGTCGACATGTCGAAGATGTTGTCGGATTGGGGCATCAACATCACGTTCATCCATTCCGGCGATCACAAGGTGGATGGCAACCCGTATGAGAAATTGGACCCGGCCGTGAAGAAGGACATCCAGGCCGGTGTCGACAAATCGCGCGCGAAATTCGTTTCGCTCGTGGCGCGCAACTTGGGTCTGGACGAGAAGGTCGTTTATGATACCGAGGCGCGCACGTACCGGGCCGACGACGCACTGAAAATCGGCCTGGTACATGCAGTTGCAGTACCATCCGTGGCGCTGCAATCACTCATTGACGACGAATCGGAAGCAACCGACGACTCTGACGTTCAACTCTCGAAAAAGGAAACGACGATGGACCCGACGCAAGGCAACAACCAACCGGCCGCAGGCCAACCCGCAGCAGCAGTTCAACCAGGTGCCGCCGCTGCCCCGGCAGCAAATGCCGGCACCGTCGACCAGGCCGCAGTGCAGAAGGCCGAGCGCGACCGCGTGCAGGGCATCCTCGGCTGCGAGGAAGCTGCTGGCAAGTCGAAGATGGCGAACCACCTGGCCTTCAACACGAACATGTCGCTGGCCGATGCGAAAGCGATGCTGGCCGTCGCAGGCGCGGATGCCGCTGCACCTGTTCAGCAGCCGGCCGAAAGCGGCTTCGCTGCCGCCATGACCCGCACTGGCAACCCGCAAGTCGGCGCTGACGGTGCCGTGGGCGGTCAAGCTGCCGGTGCCGGCGACGGCAAGCCGGACATGGCCGCGCAGATCATGTCGAGCTACGAGAAGGCCAGCGGTGTCAAGCTGGCCGACAAGGCATAATTTCGCCTTCCCCATCAACGCAATAAACGGAGAATTGAATCATGGCTGAAATCGAACAACGCCCGCTCGATCCGCGCTCGGACCTGGCCGGCTTCGCCCACGTCGGCGCGCGCCCCGGCCCGTTCCAACTGTGGATCGGCGGTGCACCCGTCGTCACCGACGCCGCCATCGGCGCGGTCGACTTCCAGAAGTACGAACTGGCCGCCCTGCTGCCGAACGGCACCCTGGCGCGCTTCGTGCCGGGCACGCACACCGCGCAGCAGGCCGTCATCACCGCGCAGCCGACGCTGGCCGGTCAATCGGTCCCGTACTGGAACGCCGGCAAGTTCAATCACGAAGCGGTCGTATGGCCGACCGGCGCTGCCCTGGACACGTACCTGGAACGTAAGGCGTTCCTGACTGGTACGATGCTCATGGTCGGCCACCTGCTGTAATCGCAGGCCATCCCGCAATCCCGATAATAGGAACCTAGATAAAAATGGACATCTTCGATCTCTACACCCTGCAAGCCGTGCAGCGTCGTATCAAAACCTCGCCGGCTTTCTGGCTGACCTTCTTCCCCGGTCAGATCAACTTCGACGGCCGCAAAATCCTGTTCGAGCGCGTGTTCGGCGACGACCGCAAGCTGGCGCCCTTCGTCGTGCCGAACGTCGCTGGCCGTCCGCAGCGTCTCGAAGGCTTCGAGGCCGACACCTTCACGCCGGCTTACTCGAAGCAGAAGGACATCGTGGACTACACCATGCACATCGAGCGTCAAGCCGGTGAAGCGCTGGGTGGTTCGCTGACCATCGAGCAGCGCCGCCAGGCCGTCATCGCCGAACTGCTGCGTCGCCAGAAGGTGAAGATTCAAAACACCTGGAACTGGCTCGGTGCCCGCGCCATCATCGACGGCAAAGTCACCATCGAAGGCGAGGACTACCCGTCGCAACTGGTCGACTTCCGCCGCGACCCGGACCTGACCATCGTTCTGACCGGCGCAGCGAAATGGGACCAGGCCACCGCCGACCCGCTGCGCGATCTGCGCGAAGGCCGCGTGGGCGCGAACGAACTGTCCGGCGCACGCATCTCGCGCTACATCTTCGGCGCGAACGCATGGGAACTGTTCTGCCAGCGCGTCGACCTGAAGGAACTGCAAAACTCGCTGAATCGCGGTGCCGGCCAGAACACCGCCGTCTCGCTTATCAGCGACGGCTTCGGCGACACCGTGGAATACATGGGTTCGATGGCCGGCCTGAACGGTCAGGGTCGTATGGAATTTTGGGTCGACACGACCAAGTTCATCGACCCGGAGACGGGCCTGGAAGCGTTCTACCTGGACCAGAACACCGTCGTCGGCGTGTCCGACATGGTGCAGGGCGTTCGCTGCTTCGGCGCGATCATGGACGCAGAAGCCGGCTTCCGTTCCCTGGACACGTTCTTCAAGAACTGGCGCGAGCAAGACCCGTCGCAGGAATACCTGCTGACGCAATCGGCTCCGCTCATGGTCCCGCGCGAGCCGAACGCCACCTTCAGCGTCAAGGTCGCGTAAGCGGGTCAAACCGCAGTAGCATGAACTGGCCGGGGAAACCCGGCCTTTCAACACCACCCTCACAACGGAGTTTCAAATGCCAATTCGTATCGCAAACCAAAAGATCGTCCTGCACCGCGCCGGCCAGCGCATCGTCGTCAAGGCGAAGGACAAGTTCAACTTCACCGCCGACGAGATGAAGGAAATCCAGGGCATCAACAAGAACGCCCTGCGTCAACCGATCAACGAGACGGTCGACACCCTGGCGCTCGACGGCCCGGTGGGCGGCATCCAGAACCTCGACGATACCGACGCCAACCCGAACGCGTCGACGCCTGCGCCGCTGGGTGCAGCAACGTCGCCTGAAGCCGGCGCGCCGGCCGCGAAGGTCCAGCAGAAGGCCGCCGCCAAGACCGAGAAGTCGAAGGCTGACGGCAAGGACGACGAACTGTAATCATGGGCTTCGACTTCGCAGCGGCTAAGGGTCGCGTTCATCGGATCGTGCACGACACGCTGGCAGTGGACGCCACGTACGAGGACGAGAACCTGGACGCCCCGGTGCCGTTGCGGGTTCGATGGCACGACAAGCTGGCCGCCACTGGTGATCTGAACGGGGATGGATACCCTATCAGTATCGACACCATCGACAGGGTGTTTTTCGACGTGGCCGAACTGGTCGTCAAGAACGTGACGATCACTCGGGGCGGCCTCGTCAAATTCACCGCTGGATACTTCGCCGGCATTGTCCTCGTGATCGACACCCGCGATCCCAAGTCCGACGCCGCACGCGAAATCTGGCATGCGAGTCGAGACAATGGCAGATTCAATCCTTGATGCCGTCGAGTTCTTCCAACGGCTTCCCGACGTAGCCGGCAAGGCTGCGACAATGGCGATCAACCAGGTCGCCACCCGAGGCGGGCTGAAACTGGCCCGCAGCGGTATCCTCGACGAGATCGCGTTCCCGAAAGACTACCTTTCCGGCGACCGCCTTAGCGTCTCCCAAAAAGCTACCACCAGCAATCCCGAAGCGGTCATCGCGGCACGCGAGCGGCCGACCAGTCTTGCGCGTTTCGCCGACAGCAGCACAGCGCTCGGCAGCCGCGCGAAGATCGGCGTGCGCGTCCAGGTCAAGCGGGGCAAGTCCGTCACGCTGAAGACGGCCTGGCTCGTGCGCCTGAACAGCGGGAACATCGGCCTGGCCGTGCGCGTCAAGCCTGGACAGCAGGTCAGAAACAAGACCGGCGCGACGCGCTGGCTGGTCCCGGATCGCGTCGCACTGCTGTACGGTCCCTCGGTCGATCAAGTTTTTCGGTCGGTGTCCGAGAAGATCGCAGAGCCGGTCGGCAGGATGGTCAGCGAAGAATTCCTTCGACAATTCACGAGGCTTTCAACATGAACCCAGCACGTACACCACCGCACCGCCTGAAGGTCATCATGGCGCTGCAAAACCTGATCGCGGGCGCGTCGACCGACGACGGCTATGCGTTCGACCTGGCCGGCAAGGTCCACCGCAATCGCATCCTGATCGGCGCGGAGATCACCGACCGGCCGCCCGCCGTCGCCATCATCGAAGCGCCGCGCGCGGACATCGCGACGTTCGCTGGCGAAGAGGCTGCATTCCGAAAGGACTACTGGACGATCATGATCCAGGGGATCGCGGCCGACAACCGAAAAGACACCGAGGACGACATCTACTATTTGTGCCAGGACGTTGAGCGCCGGCTGAACCGGATGCAGGACACGAAGGCGCAATCTGGCAACCCTCTGTACAAAGAGGACTATCTGCTGGGTGGTATGATTACGTCCGTCGAAATCGCCCCACCAGTCATCCGGCCACCGGAGGCGGGCGTGGCGAATAACGCGTTCTTCTACCTCGCCATCCGGTTCGGAATGGCAGCGAAGATCGGCGAGTAGCGCGAGCACTCGCAATCCCGTTTTATCACCCTCTCATTTTGGAGAATTGACTATGGCAGGCGCAGGCAAACAATATGTGATCGGTAAGGGCAAACTGCACTTCGATCAATTCGCACCAGGCTCGAAGATCGGCACTGGCGAACGCTATCTCGGTAACTCGCCGGAACTGACCACCAGCCGCTCGTCCGACACCCTGGACCACATGGACGCGGATGAAGGTCTGAACGTGAAGGACGAGTCGATCACGATCTCGAACGACATCACCGGCAGCTTCAGCACCGACAACATCGACACCGCGAACGTCGCAATGTGGTTCGGTGGTGACGTGGACAAGTCGACCATCGTGGCCGCCACCGCCATCGTCGAGCCGGACTTCGTGGCCGCTCGTGGCCGCAGCTACCAACTCGGCAAAACCGCCGACACGCCGCAGGGCACCCGCAGCGTGACGAACGTGAAGATCGCGACCGTCGCGGCCGGCGCACTGCCGACCGATCCGCTGGTGGCGACGCCGGTTGCCGATGCCGCCATCGCTGCGAACTTCGACATCGACCTGGCGCGCGGTCGCCTGTACATCGAGCCGGACGCACCGGACATCGAAGACGGCGACGTGCTGCGCGTGACCTACGACCAGGAAGGCGTCACCCGCGAGATCATCATCGCGAAGGGTCAGGAAATCCGTGGCGCGCTGCGCTTCCTGGCGACCAACCCGGTCGGCGACCGCAAAGACTACTTCTGGCCGTACGTGAAGATCACCGCCAACGGTGACTACGCGCTGAAGGGTAGCGACTGGCAGGTGATGTCGTTCAACTTCGAGGTGCTGAAGCTGGACGCGAACACCGAGCGCGTCTACATCGAAGCGCTGCCGGCAACCGCCGTTTAAAAAGGACGCCCCGAAATGTCACTCAAAGACTTCAAGATTGCATCCGATGTCGTGACGTTCCGGGGCGGTTCGCTCGAACTGCGCGGACTGTCCTTGAACGATTTTTCCGTCCTCATGCGGAACTACCTGCCGGAACTGAACAACCTGTTCCAGCTTTACGAGAACGAGGCCACGCGCGACAACGCGATCTCGCAGTCGGTCAAGTTCGCATCGACCGTCGTGCAGGAAGCGCCGGGCATGGTCGCGCAGATGATCGTGCTGTGCGGCGATGAGGATACAAGCCTGCTGCCGGTGGCCGCGAAGCTGCCGATCACGGTGCAAGTGGAATGCGTGCGCAAGATCATCGAACTGACCTTCGAGGAAGCGGGCGGCGCAAAAAAATTCCTCGACAGCCTGGTGGGGATGGTGAAGACGATGGGTCCGGGAACGACCGACCAACCGGCTTAGAACACCTTACCCGAGCCGAGCGATTCCATAGGTCGCTCCGCTCACATGCAAGCCTGCTGCTGGCCGAGGGTCACAGGTACGCGAATGACTACCCGCTGTCGAAACTATGGATAGAAGCAGAAATAGCACGAGAGCGCATCCACGGTAGGATGGCAACC